TGGCCCGTGCACGAAACGCTTTAGCAAGAGCACATTTTGCTTCTAATCCAGCAGGTATTAAAGCAGCGGTATATAAAAAATACCCTTCATTGAAAAAAAGAAAACAAGCACGTGAACACGTTAGTATACGATAAAGAGTAGTATATGAAGAAGAAAAAAAAAGTTATTTCGCATCTAAAAAGTGATATAAAAACATTTAAAAAAGAAGCTGCTGATGATAGAGAGCTTATAAAAAGCTTAAATCATAAAGATAAAAAAGATAAACAAGTAGGTAAAAAAGTTATTAAAAAAGCTAAACGTGCTAAAGTTAAAAAAGTTATGCACGAGTGGAAAGCAGGTGAGTTGCACAGTGGATCTAAAAAGGGTCCTATTGTGCATAATCCTAAACAAGCGATTGCAATAGCACTTTCTGAAGCAAAAAAAGTGAAAGGTAAGAAAAAAAAGAAATAAGAATTCATTATCCTTACTTCCTCTTTCTCGATTCCCCCATCCCCCCGCTTGCTTGGGGGGATTTTAGTGGGGGAAATTAATTATTGATTCTTATTCTTATCCTCTGTCTTCTTATCGAGAACAATCTTATCATTAACTTTATTATCACCTGCTGGTGCGGTCATATATCTATATGTTGCCTGAACGCCAACCATAGCCATAGGAATCAAAAGGCTTCCCAGCGGTGTAAATATTATAGGCGTTGCTAAACAACCTAGAGTGGTAGTAGGAACCGCAGCCGCTCCTGCTCCTGCTAATATTGTTGTATTTAGTAGCATTCTATTAGTTTGTTGCGATTGTTTTGCATGATTTGGTTGCATTGAAAACATGGGAAGTGAAATAAGTGAAAGTAATAAGATCTTTTTCATAGGAATCCTGTAATTATTTTAAAAATATTATGAGAGAAAAGTTTATTTGACTAATTGCCAGTACCATAAAACAAAAGAGCCAACAATAATGTATAAAAGTGATTGCCACGCTATCCATATAATATATGCCGTAGATAGATCAATTGGATTTCTCCATCCAAAGTGACATGAAACACTGTAAGAAACAAATCCAACCGAAAGTGACCATACAACTATTTTTATACATTTTTCAAGACAATCTTTATAGCTCATATTGTTTTATTCCTTATGGCGTAGGTAGCATGCCAAAGAATGACCCAACGGCTACAGATAATGCTTCAACACCAGCTATAGTTGCACCAACACTACCAGCAGTAGAAACAACACCAGCAGTTACTACTGCTGCTTCTCCTGCTAAACCTGCACCAGCAATACCTGCTCCTACAAGACCAGCTCCCGTTGCAATAGATGCTCCTGCCGCAGCAGTTCCTGTTACAACACCAGCAGTAGTTGCAATAGTAGTAGCAGCAGTAGTCGCAACAACAGTTGATCCAATGCCTACAGTAGTAGCAGCAGTTCCCACTCCGACTGCGGCACCAAGGGCACCTCCTGTAGCAACAGTTACAGTACCAACGGCAGCAACCGCTGTGCCGTAACATACTGTTTTAGTTACCCAATAAGCTATGGTACCCAAAACAGGACCGCCACCTTTTACACGTCCATTAGCTTTTAATGAAAATGTTCCATCATTCATTTGATTAATCGAAAGATATCCTGCATCAAGAAATGCTTCTAACTGTTTTTTGGTAATGTCACGTACCATTGGATCAGTAAAGTGTTTTTGAATTTGATGTTTTTTATTATCTTGGATTACGCTGAATCCCTTTTTGCTATGATAAAGATCAACTGATCCTAATCGGTTTGGAACAAAAACAAAAGTTGGTTGAATTTGTACTTTTTTTGCATCACTCTTTACAAGATCTAACTGCATCGAAAAAATTGAAGACGAAATAAATAAAAGACCTAAAATCTTTCTCATAGAAATCCTTTTAAAAAAAAATGTTAAACGAGACCTAAAAATTAGAAACGTTGTGGTTAAAACATTATGCACTCCCCTTAAAATTTCCTGTTGTGTAATTAGTAGTGAAAACAATAGCATATATTATTCAAAGGGTAAACTAAAAAAATCCCAAAGCAACACGTTTTTGATAATATCTGCTATTTTTACTATGATTGCGATACAATGCAACACTGATTATTGATAGAAAACTTAAAGAATTCCTCATTTTTGTTGCATTATGACTTTGTGCAACATGCAGCTTATGGCAATAAATCATATTATTTTCAGGATTTGTATGGAAGAAAGTAGGAAATTAGCGGGAAAAGTTGTACTTGAACATGATGGATTAGCGTTAGATTTTGAAGATGATATTATTGAGTATCGTCGTCAAATGGAACCAGATATTATGGCTCGAGTTCATGAAACTGCAAAAAAAGCACGTGCAGACGACGGATATCGTGGCAAAGATTTCTATATAGTATTAATTACAACAGTTGATCGTGTTTTGCGACAACCTCGGATTGTATTATTAGCACGAAAATCATGTCCTACTCCCGTTTATAAACAATCAGTATGGAAATATAGAGTCTCATCAGATACGCTTGAGTTTGTATGGTCTATACCTGATGCAATCTTGTATTATCATATTTTAAGAAATCAGCCAAAATATCTGAATGACAAAGAGACTTCTGATATTGCTAAGTTTGTTATTTTGATGGAGAATGGTGAATTACTCGATTGGGTTAAAAAAGAGAATGGCGAAAAGATAGATGCAGTAATTAAGATTAACAAAGAGGAGAATGCATGTCTAATGAATTAAATCCTGCAGCGGAGTATTTATATCCTGCTGAAGAAGAATCAACCGTGCAGACACAGGACCAACAACAAAATGTTGCCCAAGAGTCTCAAAAAGAATCTAATATGCGTATTTTAAGAGAACGCGCTGAAGCTGCTGAACGTAGAATGGCTGAACTTGAGAATATGGTTAAGATGAATATGTCACAACAGCAGACTACTAAAATGCAGGTGGTAGATAATGATGAAGATGACTTTGATCTTAGCGATGATACATATATTGAGGGTAAGCATCTTAAAAAGTATGTCAGAAGTCTGAAAAATGAACTGAAAAATACTAAAAAACAATTTGAAGATTTCAATCAGCAGCAAGCATTGTCACATGCTGAAATGAGACTTAAGAATCAATTCTCTGATTTTGAGACTGTTGTAAATAAAGCTAACATAGAAAAGCTTGCACAGCAAAACCCAGTACTTTATCGTACTATTTTAGCTAATACAGACATTTATGATAAAGGTTATGCTGCCTATGAATTAATAAAACATAGTGGTATTATTACGGATCAATATGATGCGCTTGAAAAGAAGGTTGAGGAGAACAGATTTAAGCCTCGTTCTGCTGCTAATGTATCTCCACAATCAGGAGAAACTCCCTTAACACGTGTTGGAGATTATGATCGCCGTATTCTTACTGAAGAACGTAAAGACCAACTTCGTCGCCAAGTAGAATTGGCTAAAAGTTATAAACAATAAGGTACTCTCTCGGGTTAATGGATTTTCTACTTTTCCATTAATCTATAAAGCGTAGGTCCAGTTTACTCCTTTTTTACTGGACCACGCTATTTCTAACCTTGTATTTTTATCCTAACTATTATTATACTATGCATAGCGTAATGTAATCTCGCTAATTACAGACGTATTAGCTTTTATTAGCTAGCGGATCTCGTCAATCCAGCACTTTCTCATCAGGCGTATTGAAGTTCGCCACTTCATGGATGTAATGAGTAGTCATCCAACTCTTAGTAAAAACAAAATCATTTTATTCTATGTACGTTTGTACTTTAGGAGTGTATGTATGATAACTACTACAGGAACACTTCCTGCTCCAGTACAGCAAACATTTGATGATGTGCTTCTTTCGGTAAGAACCCCGAATCTCATTATGAAATTAGGTGCACTTCAAAAACGTTTGCCGTCTAAAGGCGGGAGAACATTACGAATGGCGCGTTATGATAGATTGCCAACTGCTCCAGTTCCATTGGGACCAAGCGGCGCAACTCCTCCAGCGACACCATTAAATCGTGTTGATATTGATGCTACAATGTCATTCTATGGCCTTTATGTAGCAATTAATCAGCAGGTTACTCTACAAAACCAAGATCCAGTTCTTAATGAAACAGCTGAATTGCTTGGTTTGTCTCTTCGTATGACTGAAGATCAATTAACACGTGATATGTTGGCATCTACTGCATCAATGTACAACTGTACTGGTGGTAACAATGGTGACCTTCCAACAGATCTATCATTGTCTGACATTGATGAAGTTACTTCTTCATTGTTAACAAATGATGCATGGATGATTCTTGATACAATTGGTGGCGAAGATAAATTTGGAACTGGTCCTGTGCGTGATGCATATTTAGCACTTGGACACACAAAATTGTCTAAAGATTTAAACAATATCAATGGATTCATTTCTAAATGGAATTATCCTAATGATAATAGAGTATTACGAAGTGAGTGGGGTAGCGTTAATAACGTTCGCTTTATGCTTTCTTCCGTAGCATCTATTTCTGCTAATGCATCTGCATTAGGAAATGATGTTTATAATGTGTTTGTACAAGGTATGGAATCATTAGCTTGTGTTGAGCAAGATAACTATTCTGCACGATTCTTGTATAGACCACCAGTGTTCTCGGATCCGCTCTTCCAAAACGTAACCATTGGTTATGTATTTGCTGAAGTGCCGCGTATCCTTAATGATCTTTGGATAACCAACATGCGTTGTACACTACGATAAGGAGAATACGATGTCAGTTGTTTTTTCAGGAACTGCTCAAGGTAAATTTACCACTGATGGATCAAATCAAACAATAGTATTCACATCTCGTATCGATTGGATGTGGGTAAAAAACCTTACCGTATCATATGCAGCTGGTGCAAATACAGGTGCAGAATTTTATTGGCAACGTGGTATGACGCAAGGTCGCGGTACCATTTATACTAAAACTGCTGCAACCAATGCACTTGCTGTTGGACAAATTGCTGCTAATGCGGGATTCTATTTAGTAGATTCGTCTTCTAATTTGCCTGGTCCTTCATTAGCGCTTACTGGTATTACTAATGGTAACCCACCAGTTGTTAACACAGCGAATACATCATCATTAAGTAATGGTGACATTGTACGTATCTATTCTACTGTTGGTGCTCTCCAATTAGGTGGATTAGATTTTACTATTAGTAACCTCAGTGCAGGTGTTAGTTTTATTCTCTTAAATATGGCTCCAATAGTCAGTGCTAATCCAGGTGCTGGAACATTCCGTCGTATTCCTTATAACCCAATTTATTATCCATCACGTCGTTATATCACTAAAGTATCACAAGCTTCACAAGCTATTGTTACTTTATCTGTAACGCATGGATACACAGTTGGACAAGTTATAAGATTTATTGTTCCAGAAGTTACTGCATCCACTTTTGGGATGACAGAGCTTAATGGCTTGCAAGCTACTATTGTTGCAATTAATGAACCAGATGCTGACGGTATAGTAAATACAATTACCGTTGACATTGATACGACCGGATTTACTGCTTTTGCATTCCCACTTACTGCTGATCCTGGATTTACTCCAGCGCAAGTAGTTCCAATGGGTGAAAATACTGCACAAGCAATTACTTCTAACGTAAACATACTTGGTGATGCTACAGCAAACAACGGATACATTGGTATTCAAATGGTTGCAGGTGCAAATTCTCCTGCTGGTGTTGCTAATGATGTAATTTATTACGTTGTTGGTTCATCATTCGAAGTTGATAACGAGTAAATAAAAAACGGGAAAGAGTATCTAATGGTACTCTTTCTATCGTTTTATTAACAATAAAAGGGAAATTATGAACAAACCAGAAATAAGATCAGCAACACATAATGCACCACAAAGTTCTCGCAAAAAGATTTCTCGTGAAGATTTTTCGAAGCAAATTAAAAAAATGCGTGATCGTGATGCTGAATTAGTTACCGGTGTATTTAAAAATCTTGAGAATCCTGCAACTAATGGTGGCAGAGGTTCTGTTGTTTTTAGTTATAAATTCTATCCTGGTGAAGAGAATTCTATCTATGAACTGTGGGATGGTGAGCGTTATACATTGCCAAGAGGCGTTGCTCGTCACTTAAACAACAACTGTTTTTATCGTGAATATCAACATCTTGAAGGTGAATTCGGTACACAAGGTGTTCGAGCGGGACATTCTCCGGATGGACGTCTAAAAACTAATACCACTCAAGTAGCTAAAAAAGTGCATCGCTATGCGTTTCATTCATTAGAATATATGGATGATGATTTAGATATGTATCCAAGTAATTTAGCAGAAGTATCTATTCTGTAATAGGAACAACAATGCCTATACCAGCACCAAATACACAAAATTTTTATGGCGTTCAAAATCCAGCATTTCAACGTGCGATGAGAAATATTCTTTCTATCACACAAGAAGAACAAGCTTTGGTAACAACTACATTTGACGGCATTAATCCTGGTTCTCATCAATATACTACAGGATTGATTGTTCGTATTTATGTTCCTATTGGATTTGGTATGGTACAGGCAAATCAATTATATGGTCCTATAACAGTGATAAATGATACACAGTTTACAATTCTCATTGATACGACTAATTTTGATCCCTTTGTTGTTCCTGCATTTCAACCAGGAGCTTTTGGGACACCTGCTCAGTCGATACCTATTGGTGAAGTAAACAATATGTTAACTAATGCTACACAGAATGTTTTACCCTATCCTTGAGAACTGTTAAAGTTATATAAACAATAAGGAAATGGAGTTTAATAATGATAGTGCCTGATTCTAATTATTCTACCTTAGATAATATACGTACTAAAATACGTAGAATAACACGTAGCCCATCTATATCTCAAATTAGTAATGCTCAATTAGATGAATATATTAATACTTTTATTCTCTACGATTTTCCTGAGCATTTACGATTGTTCTCTCTAAGAACATTGCTGACATTTTATACACAACCCGGTGTAGATGTATATGATACTAATACTACCGTTACAACTGATCCTTTATATAACTTTAAAAACAAGTATGTAGCAGTACATCCACCAGTATTTATGGCAGGCATTCAGTGTTATTATACGCAATGGCGTGATGTATTCTATGGTATGTGGCCACAGACAAATACTATTAAAGATACACAACTGCGTGGTAATAACACATCAGGACCATTCACAGGAACCGTTACTTCTCCACGAAGCGGTGTTCCATTTATTCTACAACGTAACGTAAACTTTAACTGTCTTGATACCAATGGTACTTCAATGATTATGGTAGATGTACCTATCAGTAATACTATTGGAAATCTTACACAAGCCAATGTTCCGTTGGTAGCTCCATTTGATACGACACAGAATCCCAATAACTACATTAATTATGTTACGGGTGAATATGTAATTACATTCCCTACATTAACGCAAGTATCTGCTCCTTTGTACTTTGAGGGAATCTTATATCAACCAGGTAAACCAATTGGAATGTTATACTATGATAATAAGTTCACTATTAGACCAGTACCTGATAAGACCTATAGTATTCAGATTGAGGTAGATATTCGGCCAACAACATTAATGGAATCGACAGACATTCCTGAAATAGCGCAATGGTGGCAATATATAGTTTACGGAGCAGCAAAGAAAATATTTGAAGACAGAATGGATATGGATAGTGTTCAAATGATTATGCCTGAATTTAAACAGCAAGAACGTTTAGTGCTCAGAACTACTCTTACACAGCAAGCAAATGAAAGAACAGTTACTATCTATACTCAAGGTAAAAACTTTGGCATTGGCGGTGGATTTTTTGGTGGTGGCGGTTGGCCGTATTAATTAATGGAGAGATTTCATGGCATTAAATGACGTTCCATTGGCTGGACAGACGTTAAACGTAAGTCGTGTTCCAATACAACAAAATTTTTCAGTGATTGATACTACCTTTGCGGTAGACCATGTGGACTATAATATATCTGGCCAAGGCCAACACAATAAAGTGTCATTTCCTACACAAAACCCTGTACCGGCACCACAGGCCGGTATCTGTCAATTATATTCACAAGTATCTGCTATTACCGCACAGCCTGAGTTAGTGTTTACGCGTCAAGCTGGATCAACTGCGCCAGCTTCTGTACAAATAACAGAATTTACATCCGCGGGATGGACAAATCCAGGATGGACACGATTACCATCAGGTATCTTAATGAAATGGCAATCAATTGTCGGATTTGGAGGTAGCGCTTCAGTAACTATTAATGTTAATACTGCCGTTCCTGGTTCTCCTAATTTTACAGCGATGTTAAATACAATGATTTCAGTTATTGATACCAACGCTTCTTATAATACTGTTATTGGATTATCGAATATTACATTTCCAAATTTTACCGTGAGCAAATTCGGAGGATCTAATCCTCCAGCTTCAGTAAGATTTTCATGGTTAGCAATAGGATATTAATATGGCAGATCGTTTTTTTATCGCTCCCTATGACGAGAAAAGTGGTCTTCAGAATAACTATAAACCTTGGTTAATTCCAGACGAGGCATTTTCTGAAATGAATAATGCTTATGTTTTTAGAGGACGCGTAAGAAAACGTTTTGGTTCACGTTGGATTGGTAATGATCCGTTAGTTTCTCGTTTGAGAGTTAATATAGGAGCTATAGCTGGAGGAGTATTGGCAGGTAATGTACGAACTATACTTGTAGACGCAGGAATGCCAACCAGCATAGGACAATCTTTTAGCGTTGGTGATATTGTATTCACTGTTAATAATATAGCAGCTGGTGCACAGCAAATGTTAAGGACAGATAATTCAGTTGCTGTAGCGACATATAATTTAACTACATCTGCATTTAGTATTAATGGTGTTGCTCTTGCTGATGCAACTCCTGTTTATTTTTATCCTAATCTTCCTGTAATGGGATTATTGACGTATGAACAAATATCTATTAATGATGAGTTTGTGGTAGCCTTTGATACACGATACGCGTATCAATATTCTGGTGGGTGGAATAGAATTTCTGCGTCTGCTGTTGCTGGCGCCGCTATATGGACTGGTGATAATTCTCAGTTTTTTTGGGCTGATACATGGACTGGTACAAATGCATCAGATAAAATTTTCTTCGTAACAAATTTTAATCAAAATGAAGTAAACTTTATGCGTTACTTTAATGGAGCGCAATGGGCTAACTTTAATCCACAAATAGATGCTACACCTAATTTCCTTAATTGTGCACGTATTATTGTTCCTTTTAAAAACAGACTGGTTACCTTTAATACATGGGAAGGTCCTGCTGCTGCTTTACCAGGAACGCAGTACGGTAACAGATGTAGATATTCCCAAGTAGGATCGCCGTTAGATGTATCAGCATGGCGACAAGATATTCCCGGTCGTGGTAATGCAATTGATGCGCCAACAACTGAATCAATTGTTACGGTTGAGTTTGTAAAAGATCGTCTTATTGTTTTTTTTGAACGATCAACATGGGAACTTGTTTACACAGGAAATCAGGCCTATCCCTTTACATGGCAGCAAATAAATACTGAACTTGGTGCCGAATCAACCTTTTCTATTGTACCATTTGATAAAGTATGCATTGGCGTAGGTAATGTTGGTATTCATGCGTGTAATGGTGCAAATGTAGAACGAATAGACGAAAAGATACCTAAGGCAGTGTTTGATATTCACAATGTTGACCAAGGAGTATACAGAGTTTATGGAATTAGAGATTATTATGTTGAAATGGTGTATTGGACTTTTCCTGATACTACGGCTACTTCTACTTTTCCCTATCCTCGCAAGATCCTAATATATAACTACATCACGGGAACATGGGCCTTTAATGATGATACTATAACTTGTTTTGGTTATTTCCAACCAGTTACTGGCGTTACATGGGATTCTCAAACAGTCACATGGGATGATAATATGACGTGGGATAGTGGATCTATCCAAGCTCAATTTAGACAAGTTATTGCCGGTAATCAACAAGGATATACATTTATTTGTGATGCAGAAGTTACAACAAATGCTCTTGTTTTACAGATTACTGATGTTACATTGCCTACTTTTTTTACTACATTAACAATAATTGATCACAATTTACGACGTGAAGATTATATTTATATTCAGAATGCTGTTTGGTCTGATGCATCGAGTAGTTTAAATAATGAGATATTTCAAGTAATTAATGTTATAGATGTTAATACAGTTGAGATAGGACCAAATGCACCATTCACAGGTACTTACATTGGTGGCGGCTTGATATCACGTGTCAGCAAAATATCTATTAAAACTAAAGAGTATAACTTTTACTTTAAACAGGGCAGAAATGCTTATATCTCCAAGGTAGACTTCATGATTGATAAGACATCTCATGGACAAATTCAAGCTGATTTCTATGTATCTACGACTGATACACCGTTGCTCGCAGACAGTGCCCTACAAGGATCATTAGTAGGAACAGGGACGTTAGATACCTACCCTTATACTAATGCGGCATCACCTATTCCTTTTGAAGCAACAGCTTCACGCTTATGGCATCCTGTATACTTCCAGGCAGATGGTGAAGTTGTTCAGTTTCAGCTTATTCTAAATGATGAGCAGATGAAAAATATTGATATTAGGCAATCAGGATTTACACTGCATGCTATATGTATATATGCTCAACCAACTAGTTATCGTTTCCAATAAGGATATATGTGAATAAAACTACCGAAGAGATAATGAATTCAATTAATGTTTTAGTTAAATTTAATGAGAATATGGCTCATATCATGGCTAAGTTTCCTGAAATAGAAAATGATATTGATCTACTCAAATCATATGTTTCTTATGAAATAAAAAAGACATTGAGAGATATTATTCATATTGAAAGGTTATAATGTCATATATACCAGATCAACAAATTAATACGGGTTCGTTTGTCCCAACAACTAATATATGGGATGTATCTCAACTCCATGATATTAATGTTAATAGTCCTGAATTTAAAGAGCTGTTAGTTCGCCTTTATCAGAATGTTAATAATATTGCACTCGTATTAAACACTAAATCATCTGGCTATTATATTAATGAAGAATTTGTTAGTAGTAAATTATTCTTTAATCCTGCTTCAAATGATCCATTAAAACTACGTCCAGCATTCATAAAAACAATTAACACCGGTGCTTTAGGCGCCGGCGTTACTGCAATCAATCATAATATTGTCGTTACCAATACATTTCAATGGATGTTTATATCTGGTGCTGCAACTGATACGGTAACAACTGTTGGATATCCATTACCATTTGTAAGTGTAGCAGGGAATGATATTGAAGTGAGTGTTACATCGACGCAAGTATTGATTAATAATAACTCAGGGGTTACCTTCACAAATTCACAGGTAACCCTTGAGTATTGTAAGTTTTAGTTAAAATGGAAGAAATTGTCTACCAATTAAAGCAGCAATTGCTGATATTGTACTTGTTGCACATCGCATAAAAAAACCTGATGTTTTGTTGTTTTTTTCTCGTTTTTCAATCTCTTTTTGCAATGCAACGGTGATTGCTTTTATCATAATCTCATACAGTTCTTTTTGATCCATACCTAAGCATTTAACCGATGGATCTGTACTATGCGTATGACGATGATGTCGATGATGACGATGATGATGAACTGGTTTGTCATCTGCTTTGAAGGTTTCCATGGAAAAAAGGTTGGCACTAATTATAAGAGCTCCGATTAATAGTTTTTTCATAATGGCCTCCTGTTTTAATTACTACCGACAGTCATTAATACTATACTACTCTATAGAATTGGAGAAAAACAAGTAACCGGTTAAAAGATGATAGGATAAAAATGGCATTTAATTGGAGTGATTTTGGACAAGCAGTTGGAGGCGGTGCAGCAACTGGTGCTGGAATAGGTGCATTATCAGCTAACCCAGCTGGTATAGCATTAGGAAGTGTTGGTGGTGCTGGGCTTGCAGGGATATTAAGTTTATTAAACTATTTTGCTAATAAACAAAATAGTGGAGTCCAAGGTGGTGGAAGGAACCAGAATAGTGATATTCAACAAGTATCAACCGTTAGTCCTGAAGCCCAGAACATATTGCAGTTTTTACTTCAACAAGGACAGCAAGGGATTGAGAATCCTTATGGTGGATTTGAACCTATTGCACAACAAGCTCAACAGCAATTTAATCAACAAACCGTTCCTGGGATTGCCGAACGTTTTGCATCTTTAGGTAAGAATGCAATTAGTTCCCCTGCTTTTGCTTCTCAATTAGGACAAGCGGGAGCTGGACTACAGACAGATTTAGCAGGTATGAGATCCCAGTATGGCCAACAAAACAAACAAAATGCTATGAATATGCTTGCATTAGGTTTAACACCCTCAGTCCAGAACTATTTTCAGCAACAAGAACCTGGCTTTGGCTCTACTCTACTTAATCAAGCAGTTCAGAATGCTCCAACTTTGTATCAGAATTATTTGAAAACCAAAAAATTACAAAGTTAAGGAATACTATGGCTATACAATTACTTCCACCAAAAATTAATCAAGGTGGTCGATTTGCCGAATCACTTGGCAGTGCAATTAATCAGTTGGCTCAATATAAACTAGATGAATTAACACAAAGACAACAACATGCACAACAAGTTCAAGCGTTAACACCATTATTAGGCGCAGATACTGCTAACTTTTTAAGCAATCTAGGCCCTGATGAACGTAAATATGCATTACAAAATATAGGTGCATTGATGCAATTAAATCAGCAGCCACAACAACAACATCAAATGAGTGGAATGAATACTCTAGAAGGTATGCAGCAACAACCACAACAGCAACAACAGTTTAATCCACAAGCTTTGCAACAAGCTATTAATAGTTTTACAAATCAAAATGGTGGACAGAGGGCTCAAGAAAATCCTAATAGTTTACTTGCAGGATTACTAGGCGATCAGCAACAACACCCAATGATGCTACAACAAGAAGCTCAACAGCAACAAACGCAACAAGCACCAACGCAACGTATGACGCCAGATAGGGCAAAGTTAATTGAAGATATATTTAAGACGCCTCAACAGAAACTTGCTGAACAGAAACTAGATATTGAGAAGAGAAAAGAAGCACGCGCTGAACAAGTAGCTACACGTAAAGAAACTAAACAGTATGTTGATGAATTAAAGAACAAAGAGAAAGCTGCTAAAGAAAATAACTTAAGACTTAAAAGAATGGAAAATATTATAAGTAAAGGCAGTCTTCCAAATGCATCCTTATGGACTACACTTACTCAATTGGAAGAAACACCTGCATTAGGAGCTGGTGCTGGTGCTACGATCGGTACGTTGTTGCTTCCTGGTGTTGGAACCGCAGTAGGAGGATTAATTGGAGGATTAACAAGTCCATTAGCTGGTGCTGTTAAATCATGGATTAAAACAGGAACTCCTGATGTAGAAGAGTTTGAAAAACTTTCTAATGAATTTATTAAGAATGCAAAGCAATATTTTGGAGCACGAGTTACAGAGGGTGAAGTGAGAATGTATATGAAAACAGTCCCTACACTAATGCAAACAGATGCCGGCAAAAAGAAAGTTATAGATAATATACGATCACTTAATGAGTTAACAGAGATTGAAGCAAAAGCTGCACGCTCTATTATCAGAGATAACGGTGGTATTGCACCAATAGATATTGAGCAACAAGTTCAAGATAAAATTTCTGGTAAAATAGACAAAGTAGCAAAGAAATTTATCGGACAATAATTATTTTTATATGTGTTAATACATAGATGATAAACCATACATATGCTATTATTGTCATCTTTTTAACTATAGGACTATGATTGTTCCAAATCTCTACTTGTTTATGAAGCCATTTTGGCACTTCTATAGAATATTTTTCCATTATAATCCTAAAATGGATTGTAAAATACTTGCGATGATAACATAGATAATTATTAGCACTGGCGCAGCAATCCACGTTGCCCATATAACAAAGAGCGTGGATGCTGCCATAAATTTAATTAAATCTTCACATGAAATCATATTATTCCTCTAATTCTTTATTCCTTTTCTGTCTGTTTATTTCTCTAACAAGTGCCCGATGAATCCATAAGTTCATGCTAATGTTTCTCATCGCTGCTAATATTTTTACTTGTTTGTGTAATTCTGGATTAACATCGAAAGCTATTTGTGTGCGTTTTTTCTTTTCCATAATATTTATCTCCTTATTATTCATACTAACATTCTAGTGGATATTGTCAAGTCTCTTGTTTCTTAGCATGAAATGTAATTTAATAAGTGAAAGATTATTTAAAACTTTTAAGGAGATAGCATGTCTACCCAACGTAATAGACGTAATTCATTATATGGATATCCTAATCCTCAAGCTGGATTACAACAAGAACCAATTGTTGCTAATAGAGATCCATTAACTGCTGATACCGCCGAGATTGGAACTATTTGGTGTAATACTACTTCCCAATCATTCTTTATTTTATGTTCTTCAGTTGCCGGAGTTAATACCTGGACTGCGACAACCGGAGGTGCTACTGCACTTACATCACTTACCGTTAACCCTGGTGATTTAACAGTTACCGCTGGAGATGTTATCGTAACAGCTGGTGATTTAACTATGGATGCTGCTAGTACTGCTACCGTTGGTACCCTTGCAGCAGGTGCTACAACAGTCGGTTCAACGCTTGGTGTTACTGGCAATACTACTATTGGTGGTACTTTGGGTGTTACTGGTGCAGTTACACTTACAAGTGATTTGACTGTTAATGGTAATACTATAATCAATGGTGATTTTGATATTACATCAGCTGATGCGCTTAGTTTTACCACAACATCTAATACTGCTCCCGCTTTGAGCCTTACTACTAACGGTGGTACTACAGAGACTATGGTGTTAACAGTCTCTCAGGGTACATCTGCTTCTTCTCTCAATCTAGTATCTACTGCTGGTGGTGTTACCATTCAAGGTGGATTAGCTACTGCCGATGCTATTAATATTCTTTCTGGTGCTACTGGTGGTATTGATATGGATTATGGTTCAGCTGGTATGACAGTTACCGGTGCCAATGGTGCATTTGTTTTAGCTTCTGGAACAGGTGCAATATCACTTTCTGCTGATGCTGCCGCTACTACTATTAACATTGGTACAGGAGCTGCTGTTGTTAAAACCATATCTATTGGTGGTACTGGAGCTAATGTAATAGCTATCGGTAATACCCAAACAGCTGGTTCAGTTGCAATTGGCGATGCTATGACTACCGGTACCATTACAATTGGTGGTACAGGGGCACAAACAGGTGCCGTATCTATAGCACCAGGAACAGGTGCACAGACAGTTGAAATTGCTGCTGGTGGCACAGGTGTCAAAACAGTTAATATTGCAACAGGAGCGATTGGTAACCTTGTTACTATTGGTTCTGCAACAGCTGCTGCTTCTTTGAGTCTTCTTTCAGGAACAGGTAATATAACTGCTGCTTCTGCGGGTACATTATTACTTGATGCGGCTGGTGTATTAGAGATTAATTCTTCTGCTGGCGTGATTAGCATTGGTAACGATGCAGTAGCGCAAAATATTAACATTGGTACTGGTGCAGCGGCAAGAACAATTACCGTTGGTAATGTTTCTGGCGCAAGTTCAGTAGTGCTTAATGTTGGAACTGGTGCATTAAACTTGGGAACAAGTGCAACGGCTCATGCTACTAATGTTGGTTCTACAACTGCTGGTTCTACGTTAGTACTTAATACACCTACAGGAATAAATGCAACTGCTGCAAATGGTTTAAGCGTAACAACTGCTGGACGTGGATTAAGTCTTCCTGGTGGACTATTAGTGCTTGCTGGTGCTGGAGACCCTAACGGATCAATTACTGCACCTATTGGATCAATGTTTTTACGATCAGACCCTGCTGGTGCAACATCACGTGCATATATTAATACAGATGCTGGTACTACATGGACAAATATCACATGTGCTGCCTAACGCAAATTTATTAGATTTTATATACAGCTCTCTAGTCTTTATAGGACTAGAGAGCTATGCTTATTGCCAATATATTATTTAACTTTTAAGGAGTATTTATGGAAATGAAACAATACAATTCAATCGAAGTAAAAAAAGGTGATTTTACTTTTGTTTTCCAAATGCCAAATGGCGCAAGTTGGGGAAATGCAATTGACGCTTCATTTGATGTATTACAAAAATTAAATGAACTTGCTCTCCAATCAACAAAGAATTTAAAACCAGCTGATCCAGTTGAACCAGAAGTGGTAGAAGCTCCTGAAGCTGAATAAGGAAATAAAATGGCACAAAATTCAGTAAAGCCATTTATACTTAGTTCCGTTTTGTCGTCTGCATTGACGGGCGTGTATACTCCCATCAATGCAACGGGGTTTATACAAGCCCCGTTTTTAATTCGCATTGTTAATGCGGGTACTACGGCAATTACTGTCAGTTATAATGGTGTTGATGATCATGAATTTATTCCAATAAATGGTGTATTTGAGCTTCCTACACAAACAAATTCTCAGCCGAATGCACAAATGGCCTTGATTCCAAAGCATACTATAGTCTATATAAAAGGCACCGCAGGTACAGGTACTATCTATCTATCTGGTTACTACGTATAAGGAAAACTCATGGGTAATGTAGCAAGCTCAATTCGCGTAAGGTATGAACCTCTACGCAGTATTCTATTTTCTAATATATCAGCACTTTACGCATCTGTTGGACTACCTTTTAGTAATCCTGTACGAATATTAAAACTGAGTAATCTTACTGATGCCAATATATTAGTTTCGTTCAATGGAGTTGATGATCACGATGTTGTTCCTGCAAATGGATTCTTTTTATATGATTATACTTCTAATAAATCAAATGCAGCTGGACTCCTTGAACAACCTCAAAATGATCGCGTTTATGTAAAAGCAGAATCAAGTCTTCCTAGCATGGGCAGCCTTTATGTAACCTTAGTTTATGCTTCACAAGTATAAAGGAGAATACGATGAGCCAAGCAGGAATATTTGCCACCGCTATGACACCTCCAGGAGTCGTAGTACAAACCATACAGGGCAATAGTGGTGGTCCCGTTAGTCCTAATGGTGCAAATAATATATTTGTTGTGGGTGACGGTACCACTATTTTAACCGCAGGCAATCCAGGAACCAATACAATAACAATATCAAGTACGGGTGTACTTTATAATTATGTAAATGTTAATACAACGCCTTATGTGGTACTTTCCACTGATGATTATATCAGTGTTGATTGTAGTGTAATTGCTATTACAATCCAATTACCGGATGTACCATTAATTGGAATACCTTATATCATCAAAGATAGAACAGGATCTGCTAATGCAAATTTTATTACTGTAACCACAGTTAGTGGAGTAGTTATTATAGAAGATGCTACAACATATGTAATGGATTCTGCATTCCAATGTGTTTCACTAATTGGAAATGGTACTTCATATGAAATATATTAATGTATTTTATATGATAAATGCCTTTTAAAATAAGGATATATATGTCTTATAAACAACAGTCTCCTCTTCCAATTGTTGAAGGTGGAACAGGAACACAGATATTTGAACCAGATGTAGGTCGTGGTGGTTATGGCGTTATTTTATCAGGATTATTCAGCACTTCTCCTCTTGAATTGGTTAAAGATAGTGGTGATTATGGTCAAGTTCTTATGTCAAATGGCATCGGCAATAAACCGAGCTATGAAAATATTTCAACCGCTGGTGGTGTAACTGAGCTTACGGGCAATACAGGGG